CTTTTGAAAGTGGTTTCTTAATTGATGACGTTATACAAGAAGCCTATGATAGAGTTGGAATTAAATCAGTAAGTGGTTATCAATTAAAATCAGCAAGACGTTCTTTAAATATAATGTTCCAAGAATGGGCCAATAGAGGTCTACATTATTGGGAAATAGACAAGACAAATGTTGATTTAGTTGAGGGTCAAGCAGAATACAAATTTTTCAGAAGCTCTGGTGATGGCACAAGTGCAACTACATCACCTACAAACGGCATATATGGTGTTGATGATATTTTAGAAGCAGCACTAAGAAGCAGTAAAACACTAACAACACAGAGTGATTCTGCTCTTACAAAAATAAACAGATCTACATATTCTGGCTTATCTAATAAATTATCAAAAGGCGCACCATCACAATATTATGTTCAAAGATTTATAGACCACACGTTATTAACTGTATACCCAACACCTGATGCAACTAATGCAGCCAAAGATCTTGCTATCTATTTTGTAAAAAGAATACAGGATGCGGGTGCTTACAGTAACACAGCAGACGTGCCTTACAGATTTGTGCCATGCATGTTAGCAGGTTTGTCTTACTACTTATCACAAAAAAATAAACCAGAATTGGTACAGCAAATGAAACTGTTGTACGAAGACGAACTACAAAGAGCGTTAGCAGAGGATGGCTCATCTTCTAGTACGTTCATAACTCCACAGGCATATTACCCAAATGTCTAATTTTGCTACAGGTAAAAAATCAAAAGCCATATCTGACAGAAGCGGGATGGCATTTCCATATGCAGAAATGCGTAGAGAATGGAATGGGTCACTAGTCCATGAGTCTGAGTTTGAACAAAAGCACCCACAACTAGAACCAAAAGTACAAAAGGGAGACGCACAAGGTTTGCAAAACGCAAGACCTGATAGAGTGGAGTCTGCAGTTGCTCACATATTAAGTTCAAGAGCGTTAAGCACAGGTGCTAGAGACTCTACAATTGTAACTGTAAATGACCCAGGTCATGGTTTTGCAACTAATGATGTTGTTAGATTTAGAAAAGTGGAATCTCATTTCCCTGCATACCCAGAAGTCTCACACATAGAAGACGATGATATAAACTACGCACCCGGACATGTTGTAACAAAAATAGACAATGATAATTTTTCTTTTTCACCAAATGATATTTTAACAGATTGGTTAACTGCTAATTGTAGCCCTGGAACTACGACTGTTTATGTTGATATGGACGGCGTGTTGACAGAATATTACAATGCAATCGCAACTTTTGCTACATCACAAGGTTTACTAAATTCAGGTGGTGATTGGTACGAACTAACACCAGAAATAGAGTTAGCTGCAATAGCAGCAGTGCCAACCACTTTTTTCCAAAATTTAGCAAAACGAGCAGAAGCAGATGCATTAATTGATTTGGTTATAGCTAAAAATGGTTCTTACGAGGTTCTGTCTACTACTACAAGCACCAGCATGACTAATCAAAAAAATGCATGGATATCAGCTAATTTAACAGGAGCCAGAGCTCCTGCAGCAAATAATTATGCTACAAACTTTAATAAAGGTCCCTATGGTGGAGCCAATAAATTGTTAATTGATGACAGATTAACTTATATAAATCAGTTTGAGGCTGCTGGCGGTAAAGGCTTTAAATACTTTGAAAGTGGTGGTATAAGAAGTTTTGGAGGTAGAGAAGCTTCCGTAGGACCAGTGAGTTTATTAGCATGACAACATACGCAGAATTAGTAACACAAATTAGAGATTACACAGAAACAGATAATCAGGTTTTAACTGATACTATTATTAATGACTTTATAGAACATGCTGAATATAGAATATTTAGGTCTATTGAATTAAATAATGACAATGTTTACGTAAATGGTAATACCGCATCTGGTAACAGATTTGTAAAATTACCAGGTAATGATGCCACTGATCCCAGCGCACCACAATTGGACGAAATTGCGACCATTAGATATGTAACAATTTATACAGATTCTGGCACAAAACAAAGACATGATCTGGTTAGAGTGGATCAAGATTTTATGAGTGAGTATTATGATACTCCAGAGGTAGCTTCAACTGCTATACCTAGATATTATGCCAACTGGGATATGGGCACAATAGTCGTTGCACCTACTCCCAATGCAGTGTATAAATTTGAGATAGGTATTACTAAAAAACCAACAGGCTTATCAAGTAGTAATACCAAAACATGGGTCAGCGTAAATGCTCCTAATGTTTTATTGTATGCCTGCTTATGTGAAGCGTTTAAGTTCTTGAAAGCGCCGAACGACCAACAAGTGTATGAAGCTTCTTATCAAGAGGCTATACAAGCACTTGCACAAGAACAATTAGGTAAGAAAAGAAGAGATGAATATAGGGACGGAAGTTTACGTGTTCCTATACCATCTGCAAACCCTTAATAGGAGAATATTATGGCAATATCACAAGCAGTTTGTAGTGTGTTTAAAAGAGAGCTACTAAAAGGAAATCACGACTTTGATGGCACAGGAAGTGTCGCTTATTATATTGCGCTATATACTTCTTCAGCAAGTTTAGGAGCTGCAACTACTGCATACTCATCTTCAAACGAAGTAACAAATTCATCAGGAGCTGCTTATTCAGCAGGTGGTAAGGCTTTAACTTCTCCAACTGTTACATTGTCTGGTACAACAGCGTTTGTTGATTTTGCAGATGTATCTTGGACAAGTGCATCATTTACTGCAAATGGTGCTTTGATTTATAGACAAGATGGTGGTGCTCCTACTGACGATGCTGTTGTTGTGTTAGCGTTTGGTGGTGACTTTACAGCTTCTAACGGCACATTCACAATTCAATTCCCAGCAGCTGGTGGTGGATCAGAGATAATTCGTTTAGGATAGGAGCCACATTATGGTTGCTATTAACGATAGAGTCAAAGAGACAAGCACAACCACAGGCACAGGCACTGTAGATTTAGCAGGTGCTGTCCCTGGTTTTGAAACTTTTGCAGAAAGAATTGGTAACGGCAACTCAACTTATTACTGTATAGTTTTGCAAGGTGGAGCAGAGTTTGAGGTTGGTATTGGAACTGTAACTGCTGGAACTCCGGACACGTTGTCTCGTACAACAGTTTTAGCAAACTCTGATAATAATACAAATAACGTAAATTTCAGTGCGGGTACAAAAGATGTTTTTTGTACTCTACCAGCATCTAAAGCTGTCGTAGAAGATTCTAGTAACAATGTTACTTTTGCTAATAATATAATTGTTGGTGGTACAGTTGACGGCGTAGATATTGCAACAAGAGACGGTGTACTAACCTCTACAACAACTACAGCAAACGCTGCTTTACCAAAAGCTGGTGGCACGATGACAGGTAACATAGTCATGTCTGGTACAGAAACTGTTGATGGTGTAGATATTTCCGCAAGAGACGCTGTTTTAACAACCACGACAAATACAGCTAATACAGCCAACACAACTGCCAGTGCAGCTTTACCAAAAGCTGGCGGTACAATGAGTGGTAATATTGTGTTTGACTCAGGACAACCAAAAGGTAACTCAGGTCTTGTTCCCGCTGCAGGAACATCAGGACATTTTCTAGCTCACAATGGAGCTTTTGCGCAAGTTGCATATTCAAATTTGTCAGGAGCACCAACAGTGCCAACAAACAACAACCAACTTACAAATGGTGCAGGTTATGTAACATCAAGTGGAGTTACGTCTGTTGCAACAGGTAATGGTTGCACGGGTGGTACAATTACATCTACAGGTACTATATCAATGTCAGGGTCATACTCGGGATCCTTTTCTGCGAGCTCAAACATCACAGCCTATAGTTCTGACGAGCGATTAAAAGATTTTAAAGGCAAGATAGATAATGCTCTAGACAAAGTAGATGAACTAAATGGTTATTATTTTGAATGGAATGATATTGCTAAAGGTTTAGATGGTGGCAAGTCATTTAAAGAAGGCATGGAAGTTGGAGTATCTGCACAAGAAATAGAAAAAGTATTACCGGAAGTTGTAACAGAAGCACCTATTGTAAAAATAGAAAACTTAGATGTAGATTACAAAACTGTATACTACGATAAAATTGTGCCTTTATTAATCGAAGCTATAAAAGAATTAAGAGCAGAAATAAAAAAGCTTAAAAAGGATAGCTAATGAGTATAGGTTCGGTTGCCTTTTCGGAAGCTCCTTTTAGTTCAAAAGGTTTTAGTCCTGATGCAAAGGTTACCCCTGCCGGTCTAAGTTTAACCTTAACTTTATCCAATGCATATTCGGTACAAAAAACTCACTTTGTAAACGGTTTTAATTTATCACTTACAGAAGGAACAATAACACCGCAAATTGTTCCACAAGAAGCTAACTTTAACACAACTGTTACACTAAACGATCCAACTGTTATCGCTGATGGTACAATACACTTACCAGCGAACAGTTTAGGAATGACAGTAAGTTTGGGTGCAACTACAGGTTATGAAGTTATTGCATCTGAAACAGGTTTTGCAATACCTGTAGATTTAAACTTTAGTCAAGCTAACATTTTTTTAAATGCAGATGTAACACTAACTGGCCAAACTATAACATCAGCCGTAGGACAAGTTGCAACAGGTCCAGGCATAACAGGATTTGAATTAGATGCCGCTGTATTAAAAGACGACGGTGAAAAAACATTTGCTGTTACCGTTGTTCAATCTGGTGGTCAAAATATTTTTGTAATAGATGGTGTACAAAAACCTGCTTTATCTCTTGTAACTGGTACTAAATATATTTTTGATCAAAGTGACGGTACAAATGCAAATCATCCACTTAGAATTGCTGCAAACGGAGTATTAGATAATACAAATGTAACTGTTGTAGGCACACCGGGACAAGCGGGAGCCAGAGTCGAATACATTGCTCCTGTAAATGAGGTTAGGAATATAAGTTATTTCTGTACTGTTCACGGCGCAGGTATGGGAAATACTATCAGTATAACTGGTACGCAAATTAATTTAAGTCCTGTAGCTGCTGTATCTGGTCAAACAATTACAGCTAGTGTTAATTCTGTAATCCCAGAGTGGATAGCAAACGTAGTAGGTCAACAAGCCAATCTATCAGTAAATAATGTTAATTTTGGATACGCTGTAAATGCTGTAGGTTTCAATGTACCTATTAACGTGGACAATCTTTTTGCGTTTACATTTAGTGATGTAGATGATACAACTACAGCTACGGTATCTGGAACGTCTATAAGCACTACCGGGGCCGGAGGTGCATCTTATTCGGATGTATCGACATCAGGTGCGGGTACAATACCAAGTACAGCCGTGCCAAATACTGGTGCCGGAGGGTCTTCGTATTCTGAGGTATCGACAACAGGCGCAGGAACAATTGAAGGAGAAGCAGCATAATGGCATCAACGTTTTCTGATAGATTAGGAATAGAACTAATTGGTGATGGTGAACAGGCAAACTCTTGGGGTACTACAACAAATAACAACTTTGGTAATATTTTTGACGAAGCAATATCTGGATTTTTGTCAATTGATTTAGGATCAGCTGGTTCAACCTACACTCTTACATTTAACAATGGACCTGTAACAAGAGCTACACAGCCAGATAGACAAGCCGTTTTAAGATTTCATAATTTTACAGCTGCTAAAATTATTCAAGTAGATACGACTACAAGCCCTAATAATACGCGTGAAAGAATTTACAGGGTTGTAAATGACGGAACATCTAGTGGAACAATACAATTTAAATTAGGATCAGGTGGTAACACTTCTGATTTAGTGCCACCAGGTGGTAGAGCAATTATTGCAACAGATGGTACAAATTTTTATACCCTTGCAGGCGGCGGTAGCACAAATGGATCTAATTGGACATCAACACCATTAACAACAACAGCAAATGTATTTAGTGGTCAAAAAGTTTTTATAGATACGGCATCATCTGGTGCGTTTACAGTAACACTACCTGCTGCTCCAGCAGTGGGTGATGAAATTTCTTTTTTAGACATAAAAAGTAATTTAGGTTCAGCTGCATTAACTATTAATCCAAACGGTAAAAAAGTATTTGGAGCAACAGCAAACGGAACTGTTTCTACAAATGGTGCTGGATTTACGATTGTGTTTACAGGAGATACGGACGGATGGA